GCTACTGTGCCGCGAGCCGCAGCCTGTTTTGCTTTAGTCGCTTCATCTTTGACCGCGGATGCGGCTGCAGTTTCTGTTTTATTAAAAGCGGTACGGCCTTCTGCTTTACCATACTGTACATAGTGCTCGTATGCGTTTTTAAATTTACCTTGAGCAATTTCAGCAGCAACATCTGGATACGCTATTGCGTATGCTACTTCATCAAAATTAGCAGCGGTTACTTCACCACCTGCAGCGTAGCCCCTAGGACCTGCTAAAGATGCAATGCCCAAGCCTGTGTCATACGTAGGCAAGGGATCGTACTGACCAAAAACAGGAGCGCCATATTGGTCGTATTTCACACCGGGTAGGTTCTGGACGTAGTAATTACGTTGATTTCCGCCTTCAGCGATACGCTGAGATACAGGCTTCATCAACTGATCCCGCATTGCCGAGGGCTGAGCAGGAGCAGATTTAAATCCGCCGCCTAAAGCTAAAGCGCCAATACCCGCAGCGGCTAATGGTCCATAAGTAGACACAATACCGGGCATTGCTGCTTTGTATGCAGTTTGGTATGCGGCATCTAACATAGCAGGAGTAGCTGTTGGCGTGCGTGCCAACAAGGCGTCTTGTGCTGCTTTCCCTGCTTGTTCAGCCGCAGGCATGCCTTGGGCTTGAATGTTAGAAGGAGAAAAGTATTCGTTGTACCCGGACTTTATTTTGTCCATGAACGAAGAAGTATCTGTGGGAGGTGCAACACCTGTCTTGTCAAAAGAACCGGGGAATTGCGTGGCATCCATTGGAGTAGTCGCTGCAGCAGGCGACCTAAACACCTGCTCGTTTGCACCCACAGGAGTTTCAACAAAATTAACAGGTGCCCTAACTCTTGCAGGAGCGTCTGCAAAAACTTTGTTATAAGGTTCAAATCCAGCGCCCGGATCACCCGCTGCAAATTCTGGACTAAAAGAAGGAATAGCGGGCTTTCCACCAATTAAAACATCGCTGCCCGGTTGCCCGGGCAACGGTCCGGCAGGTGGTTGTGAACCAAAGTATGAATCAAACGGTTTTGATGGCGTGCCCGTCATCTCCAGTGGCTTGTATGGAGCTTGTGTAACATCAGTAGGTGCAAGACCCCTTGTCTGACCTGCAGCATCAATAGCGGGTGCCTGAATACCGGAGGCAGGTGCCGAAGGGGTTATAGCATTCGTAAATCTGTCTACCTGACCGCCTACTGTTGTAGGACCGGCATAAGCAGTGTCAAAACCTTGGGTAACTCCACCAACAGCACCGGCAGTCAAGCCGCCAATAGCACCGGCTTTTAATGCATCTTTTAGGCTACCGCCACCAAGTAAAGTAGAACCTGCGCCACCAATAAAGCCTCCTACCGCTGCAACACCCGCAGCAGAGGTTACACCCATAAAAGAAGCTGCAGCAGGGCCCAAGAAGAAGCCAAGGGCCACGGTCGTAATAATCTTGCCCACAGTGCTGCTTGCAAAGCTTTTAACGGCTTTACCAAGGCTCTTAAAAGCTTTCTTTAAAAAGAATTCAGGCAGGCCCGTAGCAGGATTGATAGTGCCTGAGCCACCACGGCGGCGCAGCATGCGCGCCTCTGCTGGTGTGATGTGCGCCAACATGGTGTCACCATTACGGCCATAACTAGCAATCACTTTGGCAATAGGCTTAAGCTCTGCAATACCGCCTTGGGCAAACGCCTGAACACCCGCGGGCTCTGCAATCAACTGATCCACGGCCATGTTCATGGCAGCAAAAAACTGAGGGTCAAACTGCTCGGGCAACAACTCTTCCGGTGCACCCATCTCTAAATACTTTGCGCGGACCGCGGCATACTGCTCAGGATTACCCAGAATCTCATCCAACATGTTGTTGAGCATGTCAAGCTCTTCTGGCGACAAATCGATCTGACTCAAGTCATTTCTAAATTGGGCCATGGCCTCAGGATCGATCTGCGCGGCACCCGCCAGCATCTCATCACCAAATTCCTTAGGGGACACCGTCTGACGCATCTGCTCGTAAACGGCCATCGTATTGGGATCGGCAAACGGATTTGCGCCTGCCTCTTGAGGCATATCCATTGCGGTTTGGGGTGCTGTGGCCATGTCAGGTCCTTGAAAAAGGTATTTTGTTCAATTGTATTACGTAGACGTCTTTATGCGAAGCATTTGACTGGTATCTTGCACACCATCTTGTGTATCTCGGTACACATCACCTAGTCTTAAAGTGGGCAAGTCAGCGTCCGTGGGCAGCGTGTCTAGGTTCAAATTCAACGACGTTCCGCCCATGTCCCCCGGATTACTAAGCTGCGCAAAAAACAAACGCAAGGTATTGTTTAATTGATCCTGATACCTGCGGTCGTACTCATCGGTAGCCAAAGGCAGGTTGGGGGGACGAACATTAAGTTCAGCCATTTACCGCCTCCCATCTGCTCTGATATCTATCCGAGGCGCGCCCAATTGCCATTGTGTGTTTAACTGATTGGAGTCAATCTTAAATATCATCTGCCGCCCGCGCATGCGCGTGAATATCTGACCTGTAAATTCTTCGGTTATGACATAGGTACTGCCTTTAAGGACAGAAGCTGACGCGTTGCTCGTGGTCCCCGAGCCGGAGTTAGACAATCCAAACAAAGTCATAGTAACCGCGGGAACAGCACCTGCAGGCGAATTCGTAGAATCCCCAAACGTCAGATCAGGCAACACGCGCCACACAAATGCAAAGTTGTGGCCATCGCCTATGTCCAGTTCCGATGAGGAAATAAAAGCATTTAAGGCCATTGGAGTGCCTGTTGCGTTGTCGTTCAGGCCATTTTCGTGCTCCACAATATTGCCCGTATTATTTGGCTGGTATGTAGTGGCTAACGGATAGTCACGCAAACCTGAATCAAGCCACGCTGTTCGTGCCATCGTGCCGTAATACCAGATTTTTTCTTGATAGTTGTAGATGACGTAGCGGTCAATTGTGGTGCTTGATTCTGAACAATAGAACCACCATACCTCATTAAAGCCTTCGTTGACACCCGCAAATACTTGTAGGTTTTGATCTTTATTGATGTCTGTAAAAATAAACCGGCGCAAGTCACAATTAAGCGTCTGCACACGACCATCGTATGCATAAAATTTATCTATGCCCATCCAGTACACAACACCGGAGGCCACAGCTACCGCATTGGGCCCATAAATAGAGAGGCCATCACCAAGAAGCTGAGATCCCCAAACAAAAGGAGGACCTAGATACTGCAAAGAATACAACGCTGAATCGGTAAACACAACAATCTCTTGCCTTGTCTGTGCTGTGGTAACAATCTCAGACCCATTAGACAACCGCAAACTTCCCGCTTGATTGGTAGCTGTAGGTGTCCAATTAAAAGGATCCTCTTGTCCGCACCAACGAATCAGCATGGGGTCTAACGTCGCACTGCCGTAATCATTTACGCCAAAAGTTAAAATAAAACGTGATGCGTCTGAAACAATTAAAGTGTTTACGACCGTGGGCACATCCACAATTAAGGACACAGCGCCGGTGCCTGCAGATGCGGTGTTGACCAATACGTTAGAACTATCCAATAACTTAAAAGTTAGCCCACTAACCTCGGTTACAGTAAATGTGGTCGCTGCAGCCACACCCGTGGGCAAAGAACCACCTGAGAACTGCAACCGTGCACCCGCTGTGTATGCAACAGTTGAGGTTACAACGGTAGGAGAAGCGTTGGTAAAGCTTACCGTGCCGCCAAGGGTGTTAAGCAGTACTCCACGAGAAGTTAATGGTGCCTCCCAATAATACAAGCCACCGCCGCGGAAGTTGAATACAAGATCTTCACCAAAGTTTTGCTGACTCCATAAACGCAGGGCGGAAGTGCTGGCTAAACCATTACCCCACGTACCAAGACCCCATCCACCTGCACCCCATCCAACCAAAGGAATCTGTGTTGCTGGACCGACACTAATTTCATATGCCGCTACGACAGAAGCACCGCCACCGGCACCCGCAGCATCTGTTGCGTTGGCTGTTGCTGTTGCTGTAAACGTGTAAGTGTTAGAAGTTAAAACAGTAATTTGATAATTGGCATTTAACACCGCTGCGGTGATGTTGCCACCCAGTCCTACAGCACCACTAAAGGTTACAAAGTCTCCTGTAGCAGAGCCGTGTGCTGTGTCAGTTACCGTAATGACTGCAGAGCCGTTTGTAGCTACAAAAGGGTTAGCGTTAATTGTGCTAGATGCACGAAGGGGCGTAATGTCGTAATACGCACCGCCGTTTTCTAAGTAAAACTTTAGGTTTGTGCCAACACCAATGATGTTTCTGCCATCAAGCAGAACCCAGTTCCACAAAGATCGGCAAACACCTAAAAATGTATTAACAGAAATACGTAACCAGCCACCAATTACTTCGGGATTACCCTGACGAAAGCGTACCTTGTCGGCCTCATACCAACCGCCCTCGGTTGTGTACCGCGTGTTTTCTTTATTAACGCCCGGCTTGAACAGAATCTTTTGTAATGGCATTTTTAGTCCAGCAGTGCGCACTCAGCAGTGCGCCGTTTAAGCAAGCCCGGCAACACCTTGCCGCCGCCTTTAGTCCAGAGCATCAGTTGTTCTTTTGCGCCTTCCCAATCATTGGCATTGATTTTCCTCTTTAACGTGGATGTTTGCAAGCGTCCAGTGCCCAAATTGTAAGCAAAGTCCACGATGGCGTTGCACTTACGAACATCAGTAATTAGGCCGGGGCAGTTACGCAAAACTCCGGGCAGGTACGTGTGCTCAAGTTCAATCATCAAAAGCGCGCGCGCCGTGGGTTCATCCATCGGCGGGTCTTCCAAAGTTACTTTGCGCTTGTCTGCGTAGTAGGTAGAGCCATACCCAATCGTGGCAACATTTGCCGGACACAAGTATGGCTTGGCGCGGTAGCCCTCAAACCGACGGCACATCTCTGCAGCTAGTTCTAGGTTCATAGCCCGCGCTGCTTCAGAGTTCTATCGAGGAACCAATAGTTAATTGTTCCAGCCAAGAGTGCCGAGAAGTCAGGCGACATCATCATCTTGAAGACTTCCATAGGGGCAGCGCCTGCAATCCATGAGTTCCAACCAAACCACAGATGTACAAAAGACCAGACCAAAAGAATCCAGTATGTAACAACAGGGCGAACAGATGCAGACAAACTAGCCGCCCAACCACCTGCGGCTTTGACCATTGTGGCTTGTTGTTCTATTGCAGCGTTAAAGGCATCCATGACCCCTACATCAACAGCAGCTTCGCGTTGTGCCCCAATCTCAGCCAATTTCATTTGGCCTCTAATCTGCTCCAGTTCACACTGGCGGGCAAACATAAGCATCTCATGTGATCGTTCGTTCTTCTTGTCAAAGAACTTGAGAACTTCTGGAGCCAAGCGAAAAATACCGCCTAGCGCTCCGCCCAATATGCCACCAAATACTTCAAACATAGTTAGTCCTTACAAGATTTTGATTTGTCTTCATTCTGCATGAGTTTGATACCAGACAGGAACCCAATCATGCCGCCGATAAGAGTAGAAAAAGCGGGTGAAATCATTTTGAATATTTCTGCGTTGTCCACTTCCTTTGCCCACAAACCTAACATGAAGCTGACCACCATTGCCAATACAGAGATGCACAGGGTCGTGCTTACCATGAGAGTAACCCACAGCGTCAGCTTGTCCTTGGTGTCTGGCGCAGGTTTCCTGATCGGTCTGGGTGGTGGTTTTCTGGTCATACAAGTTTGTCAATCTCGCGTTTAAGGTTTGTGATGTCAATGTTTACCGTTATCTGCCGCATCCTGTATTCATAAATCTCATACTCATACTGGTAAAATTTCTTTACCTGCTGGTCAATCTGTACTTGCACAGCTCTCTCAGCATCAAGCTTCTCTACCCGCTTGGCAAACACATCTGTCTGCGTGGTCACGGTAGGTTGGACTATCGGATACCACTTGTCGTAGCTGATCTTCATTTCTTCTCTCGCTCAAGTGCATCTTTGTATCCATGAATGACTTTAGTTCTGAGTTCTGCTGAATCCGCCGCGCCAGCCCATTCGGACAGGTTGTTCCATATCGCCACATAATCTTGAGATCGACAGTATTGTGCGTTGTTTGTCAGCCACATTGACATCTGCTGATGGCGTTCGGACGGGTTGTGTATTGTCCAAGCAATTGACCAGAACTCGCGCACATGGCAGCCATTCTTGGCTACGGCCCCAACTAGCCCCAATAACAGTAACAGTATGAGCCAGCGCATTTACCACATCCAACTCCATGCAATCATGTACGTGCCAAAAATGACGAAGGCCACTATACAGGCCGCCGCAATGAATGCTTCAGCCCAGTCCCACATGATTAGCCTAATTTTAAATCATTTAAAGCCTCTTCATCACCCACGACTCCTCTTGGAAAAGTGTTAAATGAGAGGCTAATTCTTGTGGCTTCACCCTTGACTTCTTCTACCATGTGCGTTAACGATGATGGAAATAAATACAGCGCCCCAGTTGCCGCCTCAAGCCACCAAGACGGAGAGTTGTACATATTAAATTCTTTTGTTTGTATTTTAATTTGTTGGTAGGGATCGTTAAAAAAATACAACTTGTCTGTTTCTTTTACCGCTTGAATGTAAAACACACCTGATATTAAAGAATTTGCATGTGCGTGTTTATGGTGGTACTGACCCGGATTAGTGTAGTTTACCCAAGACTGCGTGATACACAGTTTTGCATCGTGTTTAGGCGCGTAAACCGTATTAAAGTATTCTTGTAATGAGGTATTTAAAAACTCTGCCAAAGAATGTAGTTTTAAGTGGCCTAATACGTTACTTTCAACACTTGTACTGTTTCCAGAATTCGGACGTGTTTTTAAGTTAAACAAATACTCACGTTCCACTTCAGACAAGTCGCGCCCTAATTCAAAGCCAGCAACAGGGGTTGGAAATAAATTGTTAATAACCATATCTAAACAGACGCGGTGTCAGTCAACTTAACCTGAGATGTCGTTGACTTCAACATGTTTACCTTTGCTGTTATGACAGCAGTTGATGTGTCTCGATCGATTGTCATGTAGCCTTGGCAAGTGATGTTGTAGTCTTGCCCATTTGCGTCTTTCTCGCTCTTGATTGGTACAGTAATATCAATGTTTTTAAACAAAAACTCTTTGCCATTTTCAAAGACGCGCCAGACATGATCCATCGTGCCGCGACCAGCTTGGCCACGGTTTTTGTTGAACCTAATTTGATACGTGTTCATATAATTTCTGCGGCTGGCGGCATAGCGCAAGCTTGTGGCTGTTGAATCACAGTCAAATTAAAATGCACAAACTTAATGGGTAGGTCAGCGGCATGGCGTGTAAAAGAATGGGCAAGCCACGAGTTTGCAAAAATCATCATGCCGGGTTTTGGCGTAAAGTTAATCATTTTGCTGGCTGGGGTTGCCATGCCCATATTTTGTTCGGGTAAGTCAACTTGCACCTTACCTGCGCGGGGGTCGTGAAACACAACATGAGAGCAACCTTCTGGTGTTTCAAGAAAATAAAAGCCTGTAATTTGTGAACCAAATCCGTGAACATGAGTATCCATTGCTGAGTGCTTGTGGTGCTCTTGTGTCCACATTTCTATAAACTGCACTGCCTTATCTTGCATGGCGTAGCCTTGTTCATTAAGAATGTTCCAAGCCGTAGCACCTACAAACTCGGTAAATTCAGCCATGCGCGGGTCGCCAAAATAGTTCTGTGTCATGTGTACAGGATAAAACTCATTAAGTGGCTGGGTTTTTTTAGCTACTTCTAAGCCTTCTTCAGAGACAACATTAACCGCATCTAAGAAGTCTGGTCGCTCAATAATGTAAATTGGGCAGGGGAAATGGTATGCAACTTGAAGCTGTGTTTGCATAACAACTTGAGCTACTGACTCAGCGGCTTTGCATACCTTTGGCTTCTTAGCTACTTTGCTCATAGTGCAATCCAACTCCAAGCAAAGAAATCAAACTTGTATTCACCCTCTGGACGCACTGGAGTGTCTTTCCAGTTTGCGTCTGCGCCGCACCAATACGTAAAAATACCAGCATCAATTTTGGTTTGGTCTACGTCAGGACGTGTAATAGGGGGAACCATTTCACAAGTAGCTTCGTCAAGCGTCCATGCTGACCAATTAGACGCGTATTCACGGAGGTTAAACAAATCGCGAGTAAGTAGTTGCTTACTAGTTTTTTCTTCCGCAGTCATGTCGCGTACTGGCCACACATCAGTCCAAACACCGTTTACTTTTTCATAAGCGGGATTATTGACTTCTGTAACTTTATAAACACCCAAACTAGAACGCGCAACACGCACAAAAGGCTCCCAGTGTTCGGGGATAGAACCAAATGCCTGTATAAGGTTGTCTTCAAAAGCAGGGTGGTTTTTAGCTACACCGTTTTCAGTTTCAATATAAAGATTCATATTTATTACTCATTTGCCGTTCGTGTTGAGGGGAATGCTCTTGCACAACCGGGCCAAATAATTCGGACTGCGCCTTTGCTAACAGAAACACTAGCGCCCGGCCTACCACCACTACCCGGACAACCTGAGGCAGGGCCACACGGCGGAGCCCCCCCGGCTCCATTTGCGCCTTGCCCAAGAATACCAGTGTTTCCACCGTATCCACCACCGGTACTTGGACTTGATCCGCCACCACCACCACCACCGCCAGCACCAGTAGATCCCGCGTTATTCCCGCCAGTAAAGGGAGCACCTGCACCACCATTACCAGAATAACCACCAGTGCCGCCCCATCCAGAGCCAGAAGCGCCGCCGCTTGTTCCCGTTGAACCACCATTACCGCCAAAGCCACCGCCGCTACCAGTATAACCTCCACCTGTTCCACCAGAGCCGCCAAGAGTTCCTTGAGTACCGCCAGCACCAATAACAGATGAACCGTTAAAAGAACTTGGGAGGCCATCATTGTAGTAACCGGGCGTACATGGCGCAACAACAACAGCATACGGACTACCCGGTACTACGGTTATATTATTTCTATACCCAAGTCCGCCACCCCCACCCCCTGCAAATTTTGCTGTTGAAGGGCAATAAGGTGTTCCAATGTTTGACCACCCTGCTGTTCCTATAGCTACTACAGACACTTTAGTAACCCCAGCAGGGGCTACCCAAGTAAAACTGCCCGGTGTTGTAAATGCTTCCTGACTCGGCACTGCGGCTGTTGATATTGAGTTACTTGCTGCACTTGCCGCGCTTGTTCCAGCGGAGTTTGTTGCAGTTACAGTAAATGTGTAAGAAGTTGCCCCCGCCAATCCTGAGACAGTAATTGTCCCAGAACCAGCTTGACTCAATGTACCCGTAATACCACTTGGCGAAGATGTCGCCGTATAGGACGTAATCGTTGCACCGCCATCACTTGCAGGAGCCGTGTAAACAACGGTTGCTGTGGTTGAACCAGTAGCTGTAGCCGTACCAATTGTAGGCGCGCCCGGAACAATTGCCGCCACAGAAGCTGTAGAGTTGGAATTGGCCGTAACGCCAGATGGCGCAACTGAATTAGTAGCTTTTACAACACAGCGGATTGTATTGCCAACGTCAGCAGCAACAAGAGTGTATGTACTTGATGTTGCACCACTGATGTTTGTTGTGACCCGTTGCCATTGATAGGTGAATGTAGGTGCTGGTGCGCCTAGCCATGTACCGTTGGTCGTTGTAAGCGTGGAGCCAAACGAGGCCGTACCTGTGACCGCCGGAGCCACAGTGTTAACTGGCGCAGAGCCATAGCTGTTTCCAACAGTAGCAAGTAGTATTCCACTCATGTTACGTTTCCTGTCACAACACAAACAGTACCAGAAATAAACAACACATTACAAAGGCCGCGTGTTGCTAAAGAGATAGTTGCTACATCCGCATCAGTACCACCAATATATGCAGTGGTAATTGACATGGTCAATGTAATTGCGCCTGACGTGTTATTAAAAATCACAACTGCGTCGCCAGCAGCAAAAGTAGCGTTGGGCACAACAATTGACCCACTAGCGCCCACCTCAATAAACTCACCCACATCACCTGCAGCAAGGGTGTAGCTGGTAGTTTTAGCTGAGCCAGACTGAGGTATGTTTCTATAACCAACAGGGTTAGTGCCATCAACAGTACACGAAGATAATACGCCTTGTGATGGTGTTCCAAGTGCGGGGGTAACCAACGTGGGTGACGTTGCAAAAACAGCAGAGCCACTACCTGTTTCGTCTGTTAAGGCGGCAGCAAGATTTGCCGATGATGGCGTGCCTAAAAATGTTGCTACGCCAGCGCCGAGAGATGTTATACCTGTGCCGCCGTTAGCTGTTGGTAGTGTTCCAGTTACGCCAGTAGTTAAGGGTAAACCTGTGGCTGATGTCAAAACTAAAGCAGTGGGTGTTCCCAGCGCCGGTGTCACCAAAGTTGGAGAGGTTGCAAACACCAATGAGCCAGAGCCAGTCTCGTCAGTTACTGCCGCCGCTAAATTAGCTGAACTAGGAGTGCCAAGGAAAGTGGCAACACCACTTCCAAAAGATGTAATTCCTGTACCACCATTTCCAACAGGGAGAGTTCCCGTGACATTGGTAGCCAGATTGGTAAATGTAGTTGAAGTTGTGCCCGTACCACCAGAAGCAATCGGGAGCGCAGAACCCAGAGTCAAAGAGGTGAAGTACGAAGCCGCATCAACAACGTTTGTGCCGTTGTTGTAAACCAGCGTTGCCTTACCCGCAGGGACAGATATGCCTGTGCCTGAAGTATTTTTAACTGTTTTAGCCCCAGTACCGGTGTTATTGATAAGGTAAAACTTCTCAATCTGGCAACCAGAACCCAGTATCAAGTTACGCACAGACCCTATGCCCGAAGAGCTTTCTGTGATGTTTAAACGTAAGTTTCTAGCCGATTGGGATGTTGCCGAGTCGGTAAGCGTAATTGTTACGTCTGCGTCCGTTGCAAAATCTACGGTGGCAGAGCCTGTAATAGCCTCTCCCAAAACCGCATCACCTAGATTGACGTTGGTAAGCGTACCCCATGTGCCTGAGTTTGCCCCCGTTTCAAGCAACTCTATTTTAAGTGCTGACCATGATGATGCCATTTTTAACTCCTAAGTCGTTGCGACTGCAACCCAGTTGGCAGTCTGTGTATTATCAATTATTTCCCAGAATGGTCGTGCAGTCAACCCATCTGTACCTGTTGCTAACTCGTTAATAGAAGCAATAAAAACCGCCGCTGCCGCCAACGTATCTGCACTTACTGCATTTTCAGTAATTGTGCTTTTAAATGCTACTCGTGCCGTAATTACATCTGACCCCGTAGCGGTTTCTGTAATTGCTGCATTAATTACAACTATCGCCGTTACTGCATCTGTTCCCGTCGCCGTTTCTTGTATATCTCCAGAATACACAAGACTTCCAGCTATGTTATCTGTTCCAGTTGCTGTTTCGGCCACCGCACTTGTAAACCCTGCGTTAACCAAAATAACATCTGTGCCCGTTGCAGTTTCACTGACCGCAGGACTTAAAGTCCGTGTAGCAGATACAGCATCTGTTCCTGTAGCTATTTCTGTAATACCAGAAACAAACGCTACACCCGCTGTAACAACATCTGTACCTGTTGCCGCTTCGCTTACTGTTGGATTAAGCGTTAAAGTAGAAACTACCGCATCAGTAGCAGTGGCTAATTCACCTTCTCCGCCCCACGAATTACTACCCCAACTGTTTTGCCCCCAAGCCGTTCCAGCAATCGTTGCTGAATAAACTTCCCCGCCTACTGTTGCATCTGTGCCCGTAGCAGTCTCGACAATTACCGAGCCTACAGAAATAACAGAAACTACCGCATCTGAACCTGTGCTTGCCTCTGTTACCGTTGCAGCATATAGCGGGCCGCCTTCTGTAGCGTCTGTCCCTGTTGACGTTTCCGTTATGCTTGAGGTAAATATCTTACCCGCTGCAATTACATCTGTGCCTGTACCTGTTTCACTGACAGCGGGGGCTACACTTAACGTGGAGCTAACCGCGTCTGATCCTGTGGAGGTTTCGTCTACGGAGCTAGTGAAGGCGGTAAAACCACCCCACCCTTGTTCGCCCCATAAGCCGTCACCCCACCCAGCCATATTAAGCCGCCAAGCTGAATGTGTAAGTCACAGACAAAGTATCGCTGTTCACCACAGAGCGGTCACCGGGTGAACCAAAGTCAGCGGCAGAGAACAATGTTCCCGTTGTGCCACCCTTGGTATTTTCGCTTGTTAAAAACGCACCGCCGACTGTTGTTGTGCCGTTGATATTAAACACGGCTGGTGAAGCTGTATTAGTTACCACGGATGGGTTGGCAGTTGTAGCTGTTACAAACGTGGCAGTCACACGGTTGGCATTGCTGTAAGCAGTAACTTCTGTCCAACCAGCATGGGAAGCCATTGTGTCGCCAGCCGCAGGTGTATTAGCAGCGCCAGCGCCATACAAGCCAAGATACCAAGTAGTGATCTGGGCTACTGAGGTTAAAGCAGAGCCAGCCATATATTGAAGGCCGACGTTGACCACCAAGTTTTTAGACTCAGCAGTCCACTTCAAGTTGCCATCTTTGTCATGGCATTTAATCTCAAATACGCCGGTCGCCTTTGCGTCCTCACCGGCTTTGGTGTTACAAGTCAGACCACTAAAAACAGTGTCAGTGGCTTTGGTTTTTTCAATGGTCATAATGACTCCTTTAATTAATTCGTATAAGCGCGTTATCCGCATTGTTAGGCGGGAATTGAATTTGAAATTGCTGGTTTACTGTGGTTTGATCTACCCCAAAG